ATCGGTCGGTATCTGTATAACCTTGAGGAAGGTTTCGCACAAACATCTCTCGATAAAAAGCAGGGGTGGCACAGGGCAAAACTGAAGGATGGAACAGGATTTTACTGGCTCCCTCCATCGCTTCCGGGATGGGCAATCCCAGCATCAGATAACAAACCATCACCAGAAAATACCAACCAGAAATCTCCATCGGTTGACTGCGAACAAATCCTGAAAGACTTCAGCGATTATGCGTCAACAGAAACTGACAAGAAAAAACTCATCGAGCGTTATCAGCGTGACTGGCAATTAATGGCTGGCAACGAGGAAGCGCAGGCTAAATGCGTTCAGGTAATGAACATCAGAGTTAACGAACTAAAACAGGCGGCATAAATGGCAAGCAGAGGCGTAAATAAGGTGATTATCCTTGGTCGGGTAGGACAAGACCCGGAAGTTCGATACTCACCATCAGGAACAGCGTTCGCTAACCTGACAATAGCCACGTCAGAACAATGGCGAGATAAAAATACTGGCGAGCAAAAGGAATTGACTGAATGGCATCGTGTTGCTGTATCCGGGAAACTGGCTGAGGTCGTGGGGCAGTATGTGAAAAAAGGTGATCAGATTTATTTCGAAGGAATGCTGAGAACCAGAAAGTGGAAAGACCAGTCAGGGCAAGACCGTTACACAACCGAGGTTCATGTCGGAATTAATGGCGTGATGCAAATGCTTGGCGGCATTGGCGACAGCAAACAACAAGCAGCCAGCAGGCAATCACAGAAGCCACAGCAGCAATCATCACCAGCACAACACAACGAACCTCCGATGGATTTTGACGACGATATACCCTTTGCACCAGTAACTCTCCCCTTCCCTCGTCACGCTATTCACGCAATTTAAGGACTTACATGAATCACTTAATGGTTGACCTTGAAACAATGGGCAACGGGCCATACGCGCCAGTTATTTCTATTGGGGCGGTATTCTTTGACCCGAATACCGGAGAAACAGGAGAAGAGTTCTCGGTAAATATCTCGCTTGAGTCATCAATGCGATATCGGGCGCGTCCTGACGCTTCAACGATTTTATGGTGGATGGAACAGAGTGAAGAAGCCAGAAAATCGCTAACCAGCAACACTCAAGAGCTTTCAACGGCTCTTTCATGGTTATCTGAATTCATCATAAAGAACGCTAACCACAAATTCGTTCAGGTTTGGGGGAATGGAGCATCATTTGACTGCGTTATTCTCCGAAACAGTTATTCGCTGACAGGGCAGCCAGTTCCGTGGCAGTGGTGGAATGACCGCGACGTAAGAACAATCGTCGAACTTGGGAAGGTAATAGGATTCGACCCTAAGCGAGATATGCCATTCAAAGGAACTCGCCACAACGCGCTTGATGATGCCATTCACCAAGCCAAATACGTTTCAGCGATCTGGAAAAAGTTAGCTAAATAATCAACAGGAGAAAACCATGCCAGCGCCTCTGTATGGTGCGGATGACGCGCGCCGCTGTTCCGGCAATTCCGTATCGGAGGTGCTGGATAAATTCAGGAAAAACTACGACAGGATAATGTCGCTACCGCAGGAAACGAAAGAGGAAAAGGAATTTCGCCACTGTATATGGCTTGCAGAGAAAGAAGAACGCGAGCGAATTTACCAGACATCAATCCGACCATTCCGCAAAGCCACATATACCCACTTCCCTGAATATATCGACCCGCGCCTGCGTAATTACCGCTCACGCTATGGCGCTATCAGTAATGGTTGAGGAATTAACAATGAAAACAATGAAGCTAAACATCGACCTCGGCAAATACGTTATTACCGGAACCAAACACGACCTGATTCTTAGTGAAAGAGGAATTATCAAAGAAGGTGAGAATGCAGGGAAAGAAACACTAAGTCGTATCGGTTATTACAGCAAGTTTGAGCATCTGGTTAAAGAGTTATGCAACCGTGAAATTCTGTTATCTCAGGCGCAGACGTTACAGGATATTCAGCAGCATATCGAGACTGTATGTGTGTCACTTAGCATGGCTATTGACCAGTTCGTGGAGAGTAAATCATGAGGGGACTTGCATACAATCCCGGCATTCTTCCGGCAGAAATGATTATTCGCCAACGCGTAAAGCCAATGCCATCGAGAGAGGAATTGCTTAAGAGAAATTCTTTTCCATCAGTGAATCAAAACAAATATCTGAATGCGATGTGGCGGAGTGGGAAGAAATGAAACAAATGACACTAATTGAGATGGATGGTTTTCTGAAAGGTGAATGCATCCCACGAGATTTAAAGGTTAACGAAACAAACGCTGAATATCTTGTCCGTAAGTTCGGTGAACTTGAATCAAAACTAGAAACGGCGTTGCGGGAGTGTCGTTCTGCTGGAATCACGATTGATAACCTTGAGGCCAAGTGCGCGGCGCTGGTAGCGGAGAGTGCGGGGATGAAGAAGTTCTGCAAAGACGCTGCATTCGATGCCGATTACGAAGCAGAGCTAGGTATGGAGCGTGGTGGATTCAGTGATGCGCTTAACGAAATCAAAACCCCAGCCACCGATGCTTTCCTGGCTGAAGTCCGGGCTAAGGCGTTTGATGACCTTTGCGCGGCGTTCGTTAAGCACGCGTCGGTGTCCGGGCTGGACGATGGCGACTGCGTTACGGTGAAAGAGGCGACTGACGCTCTGCTGCATTGTGCGGAACAGCTTCACGAGGGAGTGCATTCATGAGCAACCTACTACCATGTCCATTCTGTGGCGGCGCAGCGCACGTTGCCAGCGAAGCAGATCACCCTGAATATGGCTCTGGCGGTCGATTCTATTTCGTTCGATGCGGTACGTGTCGCGCTCAATCTGGTAGCAAATATGCAGCGCCTGGAAATGACTGCGCGATTTTTTATTCAGAGGTTAGAGCAGAGTGGAATCAGCGAGCAAAGGAGGCAACCAGTGAGCGAAATTGACTATCAGGCACTGCGTGAGGCGGCGGAACGTGCAATTCCAGCAATGGAACGCCTGTTAATGTTGCCAGTTGATGATGATTTGTTAAGTGAACAGGAACTTAAAGATTACGGTGTGGATATTGATGCGCTCAACGCCTTCAAATTTCTGGCCGGACCAGAAACCGTGCTGGCACTACTGGATGAGATCAACGCATTAGAGGAAACGCGTATCAACGATGTTTGCCGTATTGCGGAACTAACAAAACAACTGGAGTCGGCAAAATCAAAACTCAACGAGCAGCGTGAATATTACGAGGGAGTAATCTCGGATGGGAGTAAGCGTATTGCAGAACTGGAAAGCAACGAAGTCCGTGAAGACGGAAATCAGTTTCTTGTTGTTCGCCACCCCGGGAAAACTCCTGTCATCAAGCACTGCACTGGTGACCTAGAAGAGTTTCTGCGGAAGTTAATCGAACAAGACCCGTTAGTAACTATCGACATCATTACGCATCGCTATTACGGGATTGGCGGTCAATGGGTTCAGGATGCAGTTGAGTATCTGCATATGATGTCTGACGCAGGCATTCGCATCAAAGGAGAGTGATATGACCACTATAACCGATAAGAAACAGTATCCCAGCAAGCAATATCTTAATGAGCTGATCACCAACATAGAGTTTGCTGCAAGGGCACCAGTTGAAGTCGTGAGAGCGATGGCAGCAGAGCTACAGAAGCGGCGCGAAGCTGATAGTGCAGAACCTGTAAGCCAAACTTACAAGTTGCCAGTTAATACACCTTGCCAAGATGCGCCAGCCCATATCTGGCTGCAAACGGCTGGAGTATGGCCAGAAGATGGCGAGTTAAGCGAATTAACGTGGTGCAGCCACAATCAGCACCATGATGACACGCTATATGTTCGAGCTGACCTTGTGAATGGCAACTCTCCGGTAATTCCGGATGGTTGGATAAGCTGTAGTGAGCGAATGCCGGATAAGTTAATTCCGGTAATGGTCATGTATGAAGACGGTGAGATGTGGTCTGCAATGTGGAATGGTAATCGCTGGGATGATGGCACCGAATATCCGGATCCGCACTCAGTTACGCACTGGCGTGAAATGCCAGCAGCACCGAAGCAGGAGGTTAACCGTGGCTAACCTGCAACTTGCCGTTAAAGGTGAATACTTCGATGCCATGATTCGCGGAGAGAAAACGGAAGAGTATCGCCTGTGTAATGACTACTGGAAAAAGCGCCTCGTTAACCGTAAGTATGACCGCCTGATTATCACAAAGGGATATCCGAAGCGCGACGACTTCAGTCGCAGAATTGATGTCCCGTATGACGGATATGAAATCAAGACAATCACACATCCCCACTTCGGCGATAAACCGGTAAAGGTATACGCGATAAAGGTGAATATCAGCAATGAATAACAATCCTCGCATTCGCGGGGATTTCTTTTATCTGAACTCGCTACGGCGGGTTTTGTTTTATGGAGATGATTATGGCCTGTTCAACATTCAACCCTCTAACGTTACAGAAATACCAGCCAGACCCTGAAGATTTATGCTCACTGTGTGGCGGAAATCATGGTAAAGCAGCCATGATCGAATGTAAGGACAAAATCCACATTTGCCTTAATTGCGTTGATGTCCTCGTTGATATCAAAAATGAGAGAGAAGATAAAAAGCGTAGCGAGGCTGTTCGCGCCTTAGATTCATGGATGCGAGATGGATATAGTGCCGCGCAAATTTATGACTTAGCAATATCAAAAGGCGAAATACCAGGAGTACGCATCGAATAAGACGTAACCGATATTCGAATTGAAGAACTGAAAGAACACCAAGCCGCCTGATGGCGGTTTTTTCTTGCGTGTAATTGCGGAGACTTTGCGATGTACTTGACACTTCAGGAGTGGAACGCTCGCCAGCGACGCCCAAGAAGCCTTGAAACAGTTCGTCGATGGGTGCGCGAATGCAGGATATTCCCTCCTCCGGTTAAGGATGGAAGAGAGTATCTGTTCCACGAATCAGCGGTAAAGGTTGACTTAAATCAACCAGTAACAGGTAGCCTTTTGAAGAGGATCAGAAATGGGAAGAAGGCGAAGTCATGAGCGCCGGGATTTACCCCCTAACCTTTATATAAGAAACAATGGATATTACTGCTACAGGGACCCAAGGACGGGTAAAGAGTTTGGATTAGGCCGAGACAGGCGAATCGCAATCACTGAAGCTATACAGGCCAACATTGAGTTATTTTCAGGACACAAACACAAGCCTCTGACAGCGAGAATCAACAGTGATAATTCCGTTACGTTACATTCATGGCTTGATCGCTACGAAAAAATCCTGGCCAGCAGAGGAATCAAGCAGAAGACACTCATAAATTACATGAGCAAAATTAAAGCAATAAGGAGGGGTCTGCCTGATGCTCCACTTGAAGACATCACCACAAAAGAAATTGCGGCAATGCTCAATGGATACATAGACGAGGGCAAGGCGGCGTCAGCCAAGTTAATCAGATCAACACTGAGCGATGCATTCCGAGAGGCAATAGCTGAAGGCCATATAACAACAAACCCGGTCGCCGCCACTCGCGCAGCAAAATCAGAGGTAAGGAGATCAAGACTTACGGCTGACGAATACCTGAAAATTTATCAAGCAGCAGAATCATCACCATGTTGGCTCAGACTTGCAATGGAACTGGCTGTTGTTACCGGGCAACGAGTTGGTGATTTATGCGAAATGAAGTGGTCTGATATCGTAGATGGATATCTTTATGTCGAGCAAAGCAAAACAGGCGTAAAAATTGCCATCCCAACAGCATTGCATGTTGATGCTCTCGGAATATCAATGAAGGAAACACTTGATAAATGCAAAGAGATTCTTGGCGGAGAAACCATAATTGCATCTACTCGTCGCGAACCGCTTTCATCCGGCACAGTATCAAGGTATTTTATGCGCGCACGAAAAGCATCAGGTCTTTCCTTCGAAGGGGATCCGCCTACCTTTCACGAGTTGCGCAGTTTGTCTGCAAGACTCTATGAGAAGCAGATAAGCGATAAGTTTGCTCAACATCTTCTCGGGCATAAGTCGGACACCATGGCATCACAGTATCGTGATGACAGAGGCAGGGAGTGGGACAAAATTGAAATCAAATAATGATTTTATTTTGACTGATAGTGACCTGTTCGTTGCAACAAATTGATAAGCAATGCTTTTTTATAATGCCAACTTAGTATAAAAAAGCAGGCTTCAACGGATTCATTTTTCTATTTCATAGCCCGGAGCAACCTGTGAACACATTTTCAGTTTCCCGTCTGGCGCTGGCATTGGCTTTTGGCGTGACGCTGACCGCCTGTAGCTCAACCCCGCCCGATCAACGTCCTTCTGATCAAACCGCGCCTGGTACCTCTTCTCGCCCGATTCTGTCGGCAAAAGAAGCGCAGAATTTCGATGCTCAACACTATTTTGCATCCCTGACACCAGGTGCTGCAGCGTGGAATCCTTCCCCGATTACCCTGCCTGCGCAACCTGACTTTGTTGTCGGCCCGGCGGGCACTCAAGGTGTAACGCATACCACGATTCAGGCGGCGGTAGATGCGGCAATTATCAAGCGTACCAACAAGCGCCAGTATATTGCCGTGATGCCTGGTGAGTATCAGGGAACGGTATATGTCCCTGCCGCTCCGGGTGGAATTACTCTGTACGGTACAGGTGAAAAACCGATTGATGTGAAGATTGGGCTTTCCCTTGATGGTGGCATGAGCCCTGCCGACTGGCGTCACGACGTCAACCCGCGCGGCAAATATATGCCAGGTAAACCAGCGTGGTATATGTACGATAGCTGCCAGAGCAGACGCAGCGACAGTATCGGTGTTCTCTGCTCTGCGGTCTTCTGGTCACAAAACAATGGCCTGCAACTGCAAAATCTGACCATCGAAAACACGCTGGGCGATAGCGTAGATGCAGGTAACCATCCGGCGGTGGCACTGCGTACTGATGGTGACCAGGTACAGATTAACAACGTTAACATTCTCGGTCGTCAGAACACCTTCTTTGTCACCAACAGCGGTGTGCAGAACCGTCTGGAAACGAATCGTCAGCCGCGTACGCTGGTGACCAACAGCTACATTGAAGGGGATGTGGATATCGTTTCTGGTCGCGGCGCAGTGGTGTTCGATAACACCGAATTCCGCGTGGTGAACTCACGTACTCAGCAAGAAGCGTATGTGTTTGCACCGGCTACGCTGTCCAACATTTACTACGGTTTCCTCGCCGTAAACAGCCGTTTCAATGCTTTCGGTGATGGCGTGGCGCAACTGGGCCGCTTGCTGGATGTTGATGCCAATACCAACGGTCAGGTGGTGATCCGTGATAGCGCCATCAACGAAGGTTTTAACACGGCTAAACCGTGGGCCGATGCGGTGATCTCTAATCGTCCGTTTGCGGGTAATACCGGCAGCGTAGATGATCACGACGAAATACAGCGCAATCTGAATGACACTAACTACAACCGCATGTGGGAATACAATAACCGCGGCGTGGGTAGTAAAGTGGTTGCAGAGGCGAAGAAGTAA